AAAAAGTACCCGTAAAAAAGGGCGATACAATATCTGCAATTGCAAAGGCTAATAATACTAGCGTTGCTGCCATTGCTGCTGCAAACCCACAGATTACTAATCTTAATAAGATTTCTATTGGTCAAAAAATTACAGTACCTGTAGTAAATAAAACTTCAACATCTGGTAATACCTATGCGGGTGGTGTTACAGGTGGTGGCAATCCATTTGCTGCTGGCTCAGGTGTAAATACAACAACCCTTGCTGGCATTAATGCAGCCTCTGGATTTACTGGAACTACTGTTACTAGCACACCAACAACAACTACTGCTACTACAACAAAAACAACTACTAATCCAACTACTTCAACAGTAACAACTAAAACAGAAAAATCTCGTGTTAAGAATCCAGATGGAACAGAAACTGTTACTTGGAGTGACGGCACAGTTACTATTGAAGGTTTTAAAACATACAGTTGGACTGACCCTAATACTGGTCAAACATATAAGTTTAATAGTGCAGAAGAATTACAGGCATTTGTTAATACATGGGTATCAACCAATGATGCTAATGCTGCAAGCAAAGCAGCAGCAGATGCATCAGCAGCAGCCCTTGCAGCAGCCAATGCTGGAGCAGCAGCAACTAGATATGCTGCAGATTTACAGGCAGCCCAAGAAGCAGAGCGTCTAAGACTAGAACGTGGTTCTGCTTATGCAATTCTTGAGTCAGAATTTACCAAGTATGGACTAGGTGATTTGGCTAAAACTGTTAAGGATTTAATCCTTACTGGAACTCCGTCTGCCGAAGCAACTTTAAAACTTCGTAATACAAAGCAATATCAAACACGTTTTGCTGGTAATGAAGCACGCCGTGCTGCTGGCAAGAATGTTTATAGCGAAGATGTTTACCTACAATTAGAGAATCAAATGCAAGAAGCCTTTGCTGCCTACGGTGTTAGCAACGTTCTTGGTTCTTCAAGAGAGAATCAACAGGCAAAACTTGCTACATTCATTGGCGCAGATATTGCACCTACTGAGGTTAAGAAAAGAATTCAGATGGCAGTTGAGGAAGTCAATAGCCGTCCAGAAATTCTTAAGACTTTCCAAACCTACTATCCATCAGTTACTGATAAAGATTTAGTTTCATACTTCTTAGACCCTAAGGAAACAGAAACAAGATTGACTACTAAGGTTCAAGCAGCACAGATTGGTTCTGCTGCAGCACGTCAAGGACTTGTTACTAATGTCCTTAGTTCAGAAGAATTAGCAGCACTTGGGGTAACTGAGGCAGCAGCCAATACTGGATATGCAAAGGTTGCATCTGCACTACCAACTGCTATGAAACTTGGTCAACTTGAGGGTGATGCTTATACACAATCAGAAGCAGAAGGAGCCTATCTAAAGGGCTTAGCCTCTGAGCAGCGTAAGTTAGCAGACCTAGCAGCCCGTGAGCAGAATAGATTCCTTGGCGCCTCTGGTGCCTCTAAGGGTGCTTATGCTTCTGGCTATCTAAACAGAACCTCATCAGCAGGACAATACTAAAAATTCCTGACGTGGACCTACCAGCCCCACGCAGCGTATAAGTCTGGGAGCAAGAGCCAACCAGTTTCCCCGAACTGACTTGAGGCTTGCGACTAATCAACGAATAGAAAGGGTGGTTGCTATGAGCAACAACATAAACTGGGACGATGAAGATGACGACATCGATGATACAGACACTTACTCAAACGATGGCGGTGACTTGTTAAAGAAGTTACGCAAAGCCAAGCGTGCTGATGAGAAACGTATCAAAGAACTTACCGAACAACTTGAAGGTTTATCCAAGGTGCAACGTGAGAGAACCGTCAAAGAAGTCCTAGAAAAGAAGGGCGTCAACGCAAAAGCAGTAAGACTAATCCTCAAGGATTTGGATGATGTTAACGAGGAGTCAGTTAATAATTGGCTCGATGATAACGCAGACCTATTTGGATTGCAGGTATCTGACAATGGTCAGACCAAAGAGCAAACAGATGTAAACCTTGCGGCACTACGTCAACAAGACGTAATTACTCAGAATGCTATGACCCCTGAACGAGCACAGGATTTGAATTCAAAACTTGATAACGCACAGAGTGCGGAAGAGTTGATTGCATTCCTGAACTCACAAAACTAATCATAGTTTCCTAATTCACTTGGAGGTGAAAAATGGCTAACTCCTACGTATCAACAGGTTCTTCCTCTCTCGGAGGTACCGCAGGTGCAGCAGGTCTAGTCCAGAAGGCGTATGACCGTCTTCTAGAGTTCGCTCTCCGCTCAGAACCCCTAATTCGTTCTGTCGCAGATAAGCGTCCCGCAAAACAATCAATCCCAGGTTCAACAGTTGTTCTACAACGCTATGTTGACCTTTCAGCAGCAACAACTGCACTAACAGAAGATGCTGACCCAGATGCAGTAGCAATGTCTACACCAACCTCAGTAACCATTACTCTTAACGAGTACGGTAACTCAGTGTTGGTAACTCGTGCACTTGAGTTGTTCTCACTTGCCGATGTAGACCCTGCAATTGCAAACATTATTGCATTCAACCTTGCAGATTCTATTGACCAAGTTGCGATGACTACTCTTCGTGGTGGTTCAAACGTAATCTACTCAGGTTCAACAGCAACATCTACTGCAACAATTACTGCAGCAGCAACACTATCTTCAGCAAACATCCGTAAGGCTGTTGCTAAGTTACGTGCTAACAAGTCTATTGCTCGCAAGGGCAGCCTATACTGGTGTGGTATCCACCCAGAAGTTTCACACGACCTTCGTGCTGAGACAGGTTCAGCAGGATGGCTTCTTCCTAACCAATACGGTTCTTCACAAGACCGCATCTGGGCAGGAGAAATCGGAACATACGAAGGTGCATACTTCGTAGAATCTGCACGTCTTTACAATGCAACCGATGGTGCTTCTTCAGCACGTAACTACCGCACAATCCTTGCTGGACAGCAAGCATTGGCTGAGGCAGTTGCTGAAGAGCCACATGTAGTAATCGGACCAGTAGTTGACAAGTTGATGCGTCATCGCCCAATGGGTTGGTATGGCGTTCTTGGCTTTGCACGCTACCGTGAAGAGGCTCTATATCGAATCGAATCAGGTTCATCAATTGCTTAGTTGATTGACGGGTGGGGCTAGGGAAACCTAGCCTCATCAGTAAGTTCATTAAGGGAGAACAATGGCAGATTACATATTCACAACACCAATAGTCCGAGAAGGACCAATTGGTAGACACCGCCTACACTATTTTTACAAAGACAATAGAGGTATCTCCATTGCTAAAAGCGGTGCAACATATTCACAGGTTCGTTATCCAATTGATAGTTCACTTGATGACTATGACGAATTTTACCGTGGCGGATATAACCACACGGTTAATGAGGCAACTAAGGCTGCATTAATTGCAGGCGGAGTTGGAGTAACAGAAGCAAACTTCACAGCAATCTAGGGGGATTGATGGCGTATCACTGGCAAGAACATCCAGAACCATTGGATGATTGTTTTGGATGTAAGGTAATGGGTCTTCAGGTAAATGCTGGAGATGCTAAAAGAGATATTCCAGATAAGAAATGGAATGCAGAACTACAGGCTTATAGAGATGCAAGAGACCAAGGTATGCGTCCAGCAGGAACTACCATGAAAGATATACAGCAAGCGCATGAAGCATCAGAAGTTTTAGGTACAGCATACAACTCGGAAACTATGCCTAAAGCAGAAAAAATAAACCATAAAGTAGCCGAGGTTATGAAAGAGATAGGACAAGTATAATGCCAAAAGTAGGAAACAAGAAGTTCCCATACACTGCAAAAGGTAAGGCTGCTGCTAAGAAGGCTGCTTACAAGGCAGGAGAAAAGATGGAATCCAAGTCTGAGAAGATGATGGAAATGAAAAAGGGCATGAAGAAAATGGGTAAGAAGAAGTAATATGGCTACCCGTAAAAGTCCAATCCAAAGAATTGGTGGCTATGTAGGTAACGCATTGCGTGAAGTAAGAGACGTTCCTACTGCAATTGGCACATCACTCGGCGCACAGTTTGATTATCAAAACCGTGGTCCAGCAAATGAAGCAGCAACAAAGCGTGCTGCTATGTCATCTGGCAACAATCAGGACCGCCAAGTTATTGAAGCAATCAATGCAATCGTTAAGGGGAAGAAGGGTACTTCATCCGACCAAATTGATAAGAACGGTAAATATGTTAAAGGACGGCAACGTTAGTGAAACAGAAGCATCCTGGGTTCAAGAAAGTTGCTGCGGGAATTGCGAAGAAGCAGGGAATCAGCAAGGAGAATGCAAGTGCGATTCTTGCTTCGGCTGCCCGCAAGGCTTCCCCTGCTGCTAAGAAAAAAAATCCTAGGCTAAAGAAAGTTAAGGGATAACAATGGACCCACGGTTAAAGCGAGCAGGTGTGTCAGGTTTTAATAAGCCAAAGCGCACACCTAATCATCCAAAGAAGTCACACGTAGTTGTGGCTAAAGAAGGCGATAAGGTTAAAACCATTCGCTTTGGTCAACAGGGTGTTACTGGTGATAAAAAGCCAACAGCACGGCAGGCGTCATTTAAAGCACGTCATGCTAAGAATATTGCCAAAGGCAAAATGTCAGCAGCATACTGGGCAGATAAGGTGAAATGGTGAAGAAGAAAGCATTCTGGGATAAAAAAAATCCTAATAAAAAATCAACTCCATTAACACCAGCGCAAAAGGCTAAGGCTAAAGCCCGTGCTAAAGCAGCGGGTAGACCTTATCCAAATCTAGTTGACAATGCAGCAGCAAAAAAGAAAAAATAAATTTATATCATAGAAAGAAGTAACCCATGGCACTAGGCAAAGCAGGTAGTAGTCTTACAGCAGAACTTAATCGTCTTGCTGGAACAACTGGTTTAGATGAACAAGGTGCTGCTAATGCTTGGGCTGGTACTACTGGACTTGCAACTGTAGGTGCTCTTAATATTAAAGCCGAGGCTGCTAGAACCAGGGATAAGTTTAAAGATATTGATGGTATCTGCAATGAACTTGCTTCGACTACTGGATTAGCAGCCCCTGCTGCGTTACGGAGTATAAACGCCTAATGACTACATTTGCCAATATGATTGATGAGGTTTTAATTAACCTATCTGGATACACATTTACTCAAGACCGCTCTACTTATCTGACTACAGCAATTACTACGACAACTTCTCCATCTTCATCTCCTTTAGTTTTGCGATTAGCAACTACTGAAAATTTAGGTAAAGGTGTAATTGAAATTGGCGAAGAGTTAATGTATGTAGATAACTATGACCGTGTAGGAAACACAGCAACAGTTGCACCATATGGTCGTGGGTTTTACGGCACTACTGCTACTACCCATGCTGTTGATACAAGAGTAATTGTTAGCCCAACTTTTCCAAAGCATGTAGTTAAGCGTGCCATTCAAGACACTATCCGTGCCTTAGGCGCAAATCTGTATGCTGTTAAATCAACTAGTTTTACTTTTAATGCAGCAGTATCTACCTATGCATTTGCTAACTTAGATATTAGTAATATTCTTTATGTATCATGGCAGAGTATTGGTCCAACAAAAGAGTGGATTCCAATTCGTAGATGGGATTTTGATGCCAGCGCTAACCCAGAGGCATTTGGATATACAACTGGAACAGATATAGTTCAAACAATTACTTTAGGCGAAGCACCTATTGCTGGTCGCACAGTAAAAATTATATACGCTACAAACCCAGTACCATTTACAAACAGCACAGATGTTTATACAACAACAACTGGTTTACCAGAATCTACTCGTGACGTGGTAGTTCTTGGTGCTTCATATCGTTTGCTTACATACCTTGACCCAGCCCGTGCTTCACAGACAAGCCCTCAGGCTGATGAGACAGATAGCAAACGTCCATATGGTGCTTCTTCAACTGCAACTAAGCAACTATACGCTTTATATAATCAGCGTCTTCAAGAAGAACATAAAGCACAACAGACGAATTACCCTACAAGAGTTCACTTCTCCCGCCGATAGGAACCTAAATGACAACACGTAAATACTCCTCCCGCTCACAGCAAACAACACTGACAGCGGCTCTTACATCAACCGCTACAAGCGCTACTGTTGTTTCTGGTACTGGCTTGTTAGGTGGTTTAACAATTTCTGCTGGTGAAATTTTCACAGTAGTTATTGACCCAGATACAGTTCTTGAAGAAATTGTAGATGTCAGTGCGGTTAGCACTAACACACTAACAATTACTCGTGGTGTTGATGGTTCAACTGGTCAGGCTCACTCTGCTGGTGCAGTTGTCCGCCACATGGCAATTGGTCGTGACTATCGTGAAGCCAACACACACATTGAGAATACAACCACAGCACACGGGT